ATGGTTATGGAATTAATTTAAATACATTTAATGGTAGTGGAATAAATGACGGTACTGGAATAGTTGATAATTCTAAAACAACAATATTATTTACAAACACAATTCCACGTGTTGTTGGTGCACCATATTATGTACCTAATAACACAAAAACTGCATCATATAATAGAATTGATGCAATTAAATTAATTGAAACTAATAATTATGGAAACTCTGCATTTCAGTTAATGAAAGGTGTTGCACAACCAGATGCAAGTCAACTTAATGTTTTCGGTAATATTGTTAATACATGGGTTGGTCAAATGGCATATCATGGAAATGAAATTAAAGATGTTGTGTTTAACACTACTTCAGGCATATTCAATTCAAAAATAAGTGCTATTGTACTTTTATCAAGTTTTGGCTATGCATTAACTCCATTTAATAAATATCCTGCAGACTTAAATCGCTATGTATTTGATGTACCTGCTGCAGTACAAATCCCCAATTTTTTGCCATTGTACTTAGGTTCATTAATCGGCATTACTAAAGATTCTCAAGATTATAATGATTTATATCAGTTTTTTACTAAAGGTGCTGGAAATAGATTGAGTAGTGGTGGGGTATTAATATTTGCTGATATTGTGGATGTTAATAATTTTATGGCAGAAAAGGATAAAGATATTCTTAAGGCCGAATTTGATAAATTTTATAGTAATGGAATTGGTCTTAACTTTCAATCAATGATTAATTTTGTAAATCAAATGTATAATGGCGCACCCACAACCACCATTACTGATAAGGTTGAGTATTATACCAAAGCATTAGATAGTAGTGGTGGGGCGTATTTTTCAAAAATTATTCAACCGTTAATATCAAGGATTGCTCTACTTAATTTTAGCCAAATTACATTTGAGAGAACAATGAATACACCCATAGGTTATACTTCTTTAAACTCTTCAAATGCAGATATTAATAAAAAAAGTTTTAATGATAAATATTTTATTTCATTATTTAAGCAATTGGCAATTGAAATTATTACACAACAAACCAAATTAAATAATCAAGCTGATGAAAGTAAAAAATTGACTGGTGATCAGGATATTATTACTGAAACATATTATTCTTTTAAAAATATTAATGATAAGTGGTTAACTGATCCACAACAAGCAAATAGTACTTCACCTGATACTGGATATCCATATAATGAAATTAGTGGAAATAATAAAAAATTAATCGATTCATTCGTATTTGTTGATCGAGCAATGAACCCAATTGGTGATACAATAATCAATCCTGAACATCTAATTGAATTAATGGATGATATCAATGTTTCGGTATTCACAGTACTAGCTGGATTATTATCAACAAATGGATTTGAATTTTTTCCTTTACAGAATTTCATGAATTATGAGAATAATGATTGGGAAAATTCATTTAAAATTGATACTAGTTCAAATATTCACTCAAGTCCAACATTTGTTTGTATGTATTTAGGTGGTGGTTCAAGCTATCCTACTGGAATTTTCATGGGAAATCAATTTAACGATGATGGTATTTTAGATATTACAACCCCTGGCGTTCAAGACTTTTCAACATATTCTGGAACAACTGATGTAAGTGGAAATCCAGTTTCAAATGGTTGCTATCCAACACCTGCAGATGATAATCAATTAAATACTAATCCTAAGTTCCCTTGGAGACAAGTACGTGCTTTTAGAGTTAGATTTGGTGAACAAAATCAATCAATGTTTAAAGATATAAAGATTGATAGTAAGGAATATCCTGAAACCAATGAATCATTACAAATATTGTCGAGAATTGCTGGTGATAATAAATTACAAGCACCACCACCTAAAGGACAGAATCTATATAATTTATATGAAAATCGATCATATAAGGCAACCGTGACTGGTTTAGGTAATGTTATGATTCAACCAACACAATATTTTCAATTGGAAAATGTTCCAATGTTCAATGGTGCTTATATAATATTAAGTGTTGAGCATGACATCGAACCAAATAAAATGACCACTAGTTTTAGTGGTACAAAAATATTAAAATACCCTATACCTAGAGTATTACAATCATCAGCGATTTTAGGTTTTGATGGTGGAAATTCTGATGATACTAATCCAGCACTGGCATCCGCAAACGAAGTTAGTGTTGGGGTTGGAACCAGTAGTAACCCAACACAAGCCCAATATAATTCAATGTATATATTTAAAATTCAATAATATGGCGTTTTCAAAATTAACTGATTTAGGCGTGGCATTCATTGCACATGTATGTAGTAGTGCAGGTGGTGTTTCATTACTTATAGGTAAAAATAAATATCCTTTAGCATATACTGAACCACTAATTGATAAATTATGGACATGTGATATTGTCGATCCGACAGATGCAACAAAAAAAATTGCAACAAATGATCAATTAGGAAAAGCATTGGTTTATTGGTTTAATAAATATGCTCAAGATTTTGAGTTAGATGCAAACGTTATTGCTGCACAAGCATTTATTGAATCTGGTTATAGAATGTGGCAATATGCTGGAAGTAGTACTGCTTCAGGTGTGAGTCAATTTACAATGAATACGATATTTGGTGTTATTATTGAAAATCTAGAAAAACCCGTGCTAGTTAATAGTACGACTTCAATGACAACTTCCGATATTGCAGCATTAAATTTCAATTTAATTGAAGGTAATAATAAAAATTCTTATAATGTTACAGCTACTCTACATGGAAATGCTTATCATAACAGACCTCTTTTACATCAGAATGTAATTAATAACCCTTCTGTTATGATAAAGGCGCAATGTTATTATATGAAATATTTTGCAAATCATTGTGATTCATGGACAAGCACATCATTATTTTGTTATAGTCGTGGAACATTTTTTGCAAAGACATATTCAAGAGCAATTCAATTGGCTAATGATTATTATGTGAAACATAATCAAAACGTAAATAATATTACTGAAGGTTTGGATTATGTTCTTAAAATTTTTGGAGTTCTTGGGGATAAAGAAAATTATTTAGTATCTAAAGGTTTACCTAAGGGTTATAAGCCTTTAAATTATTATTTTGGATATGATGAATCATTGGGAAAGGATAATCCTAAAAATCTTAGATTAAAATCAACATGGGATCCATTTGAAGCAAATGTTAAAGAATCTGGATCATATAATCTTAGTAATGATATTAGCGATGTTCATAAAGATTCTGTTATTGAAACTCTTTCAAAAGAACCGCTTTATAAATTTATCTCGTTTCCTATTGAGGATTATGTACACAAGGGAACACAAAAAGTGCAAGTAGTTTTACATCATACCGTTAGTGGTCCAGGTGTTGAGGGTGATATTTTAACGCTTGAAAATGAAATAAGTAAAAGTGGGGATAAAGTAAAAGTTGCTGTGGCATTCATTGTTGGTAGAGGTGGTGAAATTAATCAATTGTATTCTACTGATTATTGGGCATATCATCTAGGTTTAACATCTGAAATGCTAAAAGAATATGGTACTGCAGGAATTACTAATGAAGTAATTAATAGTCAATCGGTGGGCATTGAAATTGATTGTTGGGGTGGTTTAATATATTCGAATGGTAATTGGTATCCTGTTACATCAGATGATACGCATAAAACTCAATATATTGCAAATACTAAGGCTAAACCAATTCCTGTTGAAAATGTTGTAGAGTATAATGAAAGTAATGGATATCCCGCTGGTTTTCATGGATTCTTTGCATTTGAAAGATATACTCAACCACAAATTAATTCGGTACGAAAAATTATAACAGCACTTAACGTTAGATTTCCTGCAATTAAATTGGAATATGTTAATGATATGTATGGTGTTAATATGTTTGGAATATATAATAAAACAACTAAACAATGGAGTCCAGTTACACAAGCATATGCATTAAAACCAGGAGTTTGGACACATGTGAGTTATAGAAGTGACAAGAGCGATTGTCACCCGGATCCAAATCTAATTCAAATGCTTAAAACACTTAAATAATGGGTTACGTTTACATAATATCAAATAATATTGATGATAGGGTTTATATTGGTAGTACGATCAGTTTAAATAAAAGGTGGAATGAACATAAACGAAAATTAATTAATGAGTGTCACGAAAATATTCACTTACAAAGATTTGTTAATAAATATGGTATTAATTTATTAAATTTTAATATTTTAGAGGAAGTAGATAATAGTATTTTATTGATCAGGGAACAACATTATATTGATAATACTAATAATAAATTCAATATCTCAGAAAATTCAAGTGCTCCTATGATGGGTAGATCACATACGCCCGAATCAATTGAAAAAATTTCATTTCATAGTAGAGGCATAAATAACCCAATGTATGGTAAAAAAAGACCTGAATGGTTAATTAAAATGTTAACAACAAATAGTATTGGTAGACCTAAAACTAATAAAGAAAAGATTAAAAGGATGATAAATCTACCTAATAGAATTGAAGTTATAATTAAAAAAGATGACATTAAAATATATTGTTTTAGTATTTCACATGCATCTAAATTAATTGGAGTTACACAACAATCAATTGCAAGTGCTTTAAAAAGTAATAATAAGTCAAAGGGATGGTTGATTATTAAATCAAATGATAATTTTTATGATAAATCATTTTTATTTAAGAATATTGATTTATTTGATGAAGATTGTCATCCTCAACCAGAATTAATTCAAATGTTGCAAACATTAAAGACATAAAAAAGGGCATCAAATCGATGCCCTTTTAGTTTTATAGTAATTCTTTTTTTAGTTCGTGTAGACCAATAATGTCGTCAGTAAATGATTGAGGATTATATTTCATTTCTCTGATCTTTTGGATCGTCTTCGATAGTTTTTCTTTAATTTCGTCTTCGAGAACACCTTCTTCTAAAAGATTAAGTGTTTCTGATTTGTAGGTTTCAAGGAGTTCTTCTTTTTCGCTTTCATTTGATTTAATTAATGTTTTTAATAATAATTTATCACTTTCATCAAAGCCATCATATTTTTCGTTGAATTTGCCAATGGCTATTTCAATTACATCTTCATTTATTGTTTCAGTTGAAATTTTATTCTCAACTAATTGTTTCTTTGGTGATTTAATGTGATTCAATACAAGAGTGAATGATTCATGTATTCCATCAACATCAATTTTATCATAGTCATTTAATGACTCAATTATTAGAGTATCGATGGCATTGTAAAGTTGAACCTTATCTGAGTTTGTAACACTTTCAGGTAAAAATGGTTTTAGCTTTTCGTGTTCTTTTTCAATTTCTGAAATAGTATACACTTCAAACAATTTTATGTTCCCATCAATATAACGAGTTGCAGCTAAATCACTTTCAATAATCTTATTTTCTAGGTTACTGAATACTTTAAATTCCAATTGTAGTATTGGTGAATTTTTCACAACGTCAAAAAAACCAGTTGTCAACTCTTGAGATTCCTGAATCAGATCATTACTGAAATAAGAATCTTTTAATTTGTTTGACACGATTAAATTCGCTATTCCTATATTAGCATTTTTCATATTACTTTGCTCGATTTCTAATAAATACTCTAAATTATTATAAATGATTAATTTTATGCGTACTTAAATAATTACTCTAATTCTAAGTTGGTAATGTCTTGTATATCAACATCTTCTGTTTTAATATTTTTCTTAGGAATATTTATACTATCACTAATATCTAATAGAGCATCAATCTCATTGATCATGTTCATTGCCCTTTGATTTAAATCACTGTTTCTAAAATCATTTTCCTTGATAATTTCACGTTGACTTTCTTCTTTTCGATAAACAGGTTCAACACCACTACGAACCAATTTTTCAACCTGTTGATTATATTCATCTTCACTTAAAACTTTTCTTCCTTGAACACTATCACCAACTACTGGTGGTAAATCTGCGGGAGTCTGATTAGGTAATCCTGGAATTGGTGGTGGTATTGGTGCATTTTCACCACCTGCTTGTGGTGCGCCACCCGCTTCTGCACCCGCTGGTTGGCCAGGAGTAAGTGCCATACCTTCAACAGGTTCACCGTAACGTTTATCGATATCTGCAAATAATCCAGATTTTTTGATTGTAACCGGAGAATCTTGAAGTTCTTGCATGATAACTTTTTCCATCTTCTGTTGTTTCAAGTCTTCAACGATTTCTCTATCGCTCATATTAAATATAATACGTTTTGCTGTTGTATGTGACATTGCAGCAATACCTGATTCAGCACGAGTTAATTCAGTGTAAGTTTGTGCTT